AAGGCAATACTATAACGTATCACTACACTGAGCTTGGAAGTAAGAAAAAAAGGTTCTTATTTCAAATAATCAAAACAATCACTACCAATGAAGAAGGTAGCGCAATTCTTAATTTAAACATTGAACTCGATGAAAAAAACATTATTAATCCTGCTAGTGTCAATGACACTACTAGCGTGTAAAAAAGAAGAACACGAATGTGAACAACTGCCAATGACTAAATGTTATTGCGGTGAGGTAGTTGAAATTGGTACAATACCAAATGAACTATTTAACAATCACTATGTCGTAGCTATTAACAACTGCACTGGCAGGGCAAGAACGTTCTACAACTCTACGCCATTCTCTCCAGATATGAAAACTATCTGCTTGGGTGATACACTTGATGCTTGGTAAATGATTACAATACCTTCCATACTTGAATCAGTAGCTACTCGGAAAGATGGCAGCGTTAAACTTACGTTTGGCACTAACGAACTTTCACCAAATGTGATGACTGAATTGTTCAGGGGTGTAAACAATTTTGTTTACTTAGCAGTTAAAGATGAAGACTTCAAGCCAAATGAGATTGATAAGTTAAGTCAGTTAAAAGTTGATTATGACGATAGATCAAAGACTCAATCACAAAGACTAAGAGGTGTGTTCTACAAGTTGTATGAGCAGGATAGTGAAGGTTTCAAGTCATTCACTACTTATTATGAACATCATATGGAGCGAGTGATTGAACACTTTAAAACTAAAATTTTGTAGTCATCAAAATAGTACAAAAAAATGGGCTTACATAAAGGGCAAACAAACAATCCAAACGGCAGACCGTCTGGAAGCAAGAACGAGAAGACTAAACAGTGGGAGGAATTACACGAATCAATCGTCGGCATTCACGCTGAAAAATTCAATTCAATTCTTCAACAATGGGCAGAGAGTTATGACGCTGAAGAACAAGCGCAGTTCGTGGATGCCTATATGAAGATTCTCGAATACTTCAAACCTAAACAAGCGCGAACAGTTCACGCAGGTGAGCAAGACGCTCCCGTTCAAATTACAATCTCAGATAAGATATGATGCACCCAGTCCCAACAAAGTTCACTAGCATAAAAGTTCATCACTATGTCGGTTGGCATAATGCCACAAATGACCTAATGAAGTACCGAGCAATCAGCGGAATCAGTGAGCAGCAACTTCGCAAGGTGAAGCTCGAAGATATCAATACCTGCAATGAACTTTTTGAAGAAGCATTGAAAGAATCAGTGGCTACCTTTAAACCTATTGTGACATTGGGCGGTAAAGACTACGGACTCATTCCAAACTTTAAGAATATATCAGCGGCTGAATTTGTCGACCTTGTTGAGTTCACAAAACCTGCTGCTATTTTTGACAACCTGGCGAAAGCGTTGTGTATTCTTTACCGTCCCGTCAACGCAAAGCTAGAAGACAAATACGACATCGAGGTCTATGATAGCACCAAGCATATGGACAATGAAGCGGTGATGCTAATGATGCCAATGGACATCGTGCAGGGTGCGCTTGTTTTTTTTTCGATTGTTGCAAACGACTTGCAGAAATCTTCCCTGACATTTTTGGAGCAGAAGATGGAGGAGTTGATGATGACGGTGCAGGAGTTGAAGAACGAGCAGTAAAGACGGTAGCAGAGCAATTCGGTTGGTACTATTTTATAATGCAACTAGCAGACGAAGATTTGGTGAAATTCAAGGTGCTGCTATATTATCCAATGGAGGAACTTCTTTACAATTATATGTACAGATTAAACATTAAAAGAGCAAGTAATGTCAAACAGTTATAGGACACTCATAGAAAGGTTACGTCAATTCGCAGACGGTCACTACATCATTCAGAAATTCTACCACGGGCAAATAGACGCTGCCGATCTAGACAAAGAGCCTAGATATCCAATGATGCACGTTCTGCCCGTCGACATTCGTGCGAGTGAAGGAACGCTTGACTATGCTCTGGAGATTCGATTCGCTGACATTGGCAGGGACAAGGAGATAAAGACAGACTACCAGAAGGAAATTATCAGCGATATGTCGCGTCTTGCTCTATCACTTATTAGTGAGATTGAGAACGGTCAAGTATTGTTTGGAGAGGATGCTGAGATAGTAGACAAACAAGCTACCATCATTCCATTTATTGAGGAGTTCACTCACGTTCTAACGGGTGTTCAATTAAATGTTACTATCAGACTACCTTATAATTGGTCAGCTTGTGACATACCTGCGGACTATTCGCCAAACATCACAGACAACCCAGATACGGGCAGCGGAATACTTACCAAAATTGGTGTGTATAATGACGGAGACTTTGTTGGCTACACTTCATTCTTAGATTTTTCAGATGACTTCAATGTAACTGTTAACGGTAATAAGATAGAGGTCACTCTTGTGGGTGGTGGTGGAGGGGGCGCAGGTACGCTTCAAGAGACAACTGACTTGGGCAACACAACGACCAATGACATAGAGTTGATAGATGCAGCCGAGTTATTATTCGGAGCAGGTGGTGGTGTGTTACTAGATAACGATTCAAGACTTCGAGAGGGAACGATTGACGCAGGTACGGGTGGTAACAATGGCATTGCTTTAATTTGTGGCGTTGGGTATGAATTGAAGTGGGAAGCAGGTAGTCAGTATGTGATGAATGGCAATGGTGACAATATCCGTATTGTTAACTATAAGTTCAACATCGTGCCATCAGCAACAGACGATAGTTCAAGTGGCTTCTATGTTGGTTCACGATGGATTCTTGACGATGGTGTTTCTTATATCTGCACGGATGCGACAGTAGACGCTGCGGTGTGGGAGATTGAAGTGTCACCTTTCATTCCTTTGGCAGGAACGGATGGTACAAATCTAGTGACTGGTAATATTGTCGTTGACCCTACGGTGGCGAATTGGTCGGTTAGCGAAACAGTTAATGGTAAGCTTCACGAGGTTGGATGGGAAGCAGATGTATTAGCTTACATTAGAACTTCTTTAGGAAGCAATGAGGGAAAGGTAACAGTTAGAGAAACAAATGTTGAATCAGTTGTTACGGATGGCACTAGCTCAAGTAATGTTGCCGTGTCTCCAGAAGCAATTCAAATAGCTTCAAGCAATGGGACGGATAATGTTCAAATAAACATTACACCAACAAGTGCAACTGTAAACGTTACCAATGCACCAACGTTTGAAGGTCTAAAATACAACGATGATTTCTCTGCTAATTTTGTCCTGCGTTCTCTCATAGATCAAGAAGTATTAAAGAAAAGAATTTGGACAAAGGCAGGAACGCCAACAGTAACAGATGACGCTTCGCTAGGTTATATAGTCGGCTCATTAATTTGGGACACGACTAACTCGATTCTTTACAAGTGTACTAATAACACGGGCGGTGCAGCGGTTTGGTCTGCTGCGATTGCAGGTGGTGGTGATATGCTCAAATCTGTTTACGATACAGACAATGACGGAATAGTAGATAGTGCTGAGACCGTGCAGATAGTTGTTCGCAATTCAACGGGCAGCACATTGACCAAAGGTCAGGTAGTATATCTATCAGGTGCAACGGGTAACCGACCAAATGCAATACTTGCTCAGGCAAACACAGAAGCAAGTTCGGATAAGACGATTGGAATAGTGGTGGCTAACATTGCCAACAACGCAGATGGTCAGATAGCGGTAAGTGGTACGCTTCACAACCTAGATACTTCTGCTTTCACGGCAGGAGATGCGGTGTGGTTAAGTGCTGCTACGGCAGGGGCAATAACGGCTACTGCCCCAGCTGAACCAAATCACACGGTGTTTATTGGCTACATAGCAAGAGCGCATCCAACGCAAGGTCGTTTGGTTATTGCGATTCAGAACGGATATGAGTTAGATGATATTCACGGTGTGAGTATCACAACACCTGCGACAGATGACTATTTATATTATGCTTCAGATGGCTTGTGGAAGAATAGAGCGTTGCCTTCTCCCGTTTATTTGGAACTAGTAAGAACGGGTTCAGTTATTCCCGTGTCAGCGACAAGATTTGCGGCTGAGGGTCTTGCGGGTATTGCGACAAGTATAGTGATAACCATTGCACCACGAAAACTATTTACAACGTTTCGAGTTTTCATAACAACTGCTCAACCTGCTACTGGTAGTTTAACAGTGATGAGAAAGTTCTACAACATTGCAGGTACTGAAATCGGTTCGCAGTCTCTTGTAATTGCCGCTTCAAGTGTCGCAGGTATTTATGAATACACGGGAACGACATACGATATGAGCGCGACGAATGGTAGTTACGGTTTCACGATCGTGAACGCAGCAACATCTAGTAGTGCAAACGTTAACTCGATAGAAAGTGTTTACGAATAATAGATACTATGCTAGACATTGACGATGAAATAGAAGCTTTGCTGAACGATATTGCGTCATCCATTGTGCAACGTGCAAAGGATAACTTGATGAAAAAACGCAAGGGGCGTGGTGTTACGGGCAATTACAATAGTGCAACGAATACAACGGGCAAACTTCGTGACTCACTTCGCTATCGAATAATCAATCGCGGTGGTGTGCCAGAGATGAAGTTTTATTCTAAGGGTGCGCAGGAATATGCGGATGTGATTGAGCAAGGCAGAAGACCAGAGCGAACACCTCCCCCGATTCAACCATTGATGCAATGGATAAAAGATAAGAACATTAAACCGAGAGGGGCGAATGGGCGGTTCATTAAGGTTGACAATGGCGAAGCTTGGCGCAAGTCACTTGCATTTGCAATCAGCAGAAAGATAGGTAAGATGGGATTCAAGGGGGTTCACTATTGGGAGGAAGCTATTGAAACAGAACTTCAGATTAGAGGCAAAGACATAGCGAATACTATTCAAAAATATGTGGTTAAAAAAATAAACGAAGGATGGCTATAACTATTCAAGAGAAACCTTACTCAGCGACTAAGGTTGGGCAGAAATTAATCTATCGCGTGACATCTACCAATGTCGCAAACGATGGATTCAAATTCGTGTTTAAGATATACGAGGGTACTACTAATCTGATATCGACTATCTATGTTCAGCCAACACCCGAAGCAACACCGCAAGGTGTCCTAGACTTGTCACCAATTCTGAAACATAGAATGGAGGCAAAGCTTGATTTGGACACGGCAGATGTAAGTGTTGACTTTCAAGATAGCACCTATCCATACTATCTCTACAAGATAACAGTTCAAGAGGGTTATATCGTGAGTGGTGTGTTCACAATCAATGCGACAACATTAACCGAGTATCACTACCTGCTACCTTGTTCGTACTCTCATATGGATGGGTATCGACCTAACCCTGATAACAGATACGGTCTTGATGGATCAACAAAACTATTGATGGGTGATAGAACTAGCGTTACTCATTTGCCACGTGTCTATCCAGTTGGTCTTAGCGCATCATCCTCTCGCGTGTTCATTCCTATCCGTTCTAATAATTTGGATAGCGGATACCTATATTACATCACCGACTATTCAGACACACTGAGTGATAAAGATAGCGGCATATCAACTGAGACGGCTATCAGAATGAAGCTTGTTCCGAGTGGTGGTGGTAACGTGTTCGAGACAGTTGTAGTGGGTAATAATGGGCTAGTTAAAATACCTGCCTATCCGAAAACATTAGAGACAACTACAACGCTCTTAAATCCTGCTGACTATCCAAACTTCAAATACTATTCGTTGATGGTCACAAATGACACTGGCACAACTCAGCTGAGTGCGGAATACATTTTTTACCCATACGATGAGCCGTGTATTTACGACAATGTTCGACTCGCGTGGTGGTCTCCCGTTAGCGGTGGGTTCGACTACTTCAACTTTGATAAAAAGAATGAGCAGTCTATCGAGGTTGAACGTAAACGTGTGCAGAGAGTTGTTGGTAACTATTCAACTGCTAGTGGTGGGTTTGCTTATGATACTGCTGACAGAGGATTGATGGAAGGGGACATTGAAACGCGAACTTACCTGACAATAGCTAGTGACTACATTCGAGAGAATGAATTTGCACTGCTCAAAAATATGATAAGGAGCAAGAGTGTTTATATCATTAATGATGATGCTAGTATCTTGCCCGTAGTGATTGAGGAAAATAACTTTACTTCGCGTAGGACACGCGATGGTAAACTTTACCAACTGACAATTAAAGTTAGATATTCAAACGAAGACCTATGATTCATTTAACCCTATACGATAGTTCAAACAATCCGTTCATTCTAGACTTGAATGAAGCGGAAAGCATCTATCTAAATAAGCAGTTCAGCAGCATATCTGACTTCACTACCAGGGGTGGTTACTCGCGTGACTTCCGCATTCCGATGACTGCACGTAACAGTGAGTTCTTTTCTAGCATCTGGAATCCAAACGAGGTAGGCTTTAACTTCAAGACGCGAGTGAAAGCGGTTGTGAGTGTTGATACTATTCCAATAGCGCAAGGTCACATACAAGTCAAGAAGGTTTACAGTAAAGGGGAGAGATGGCACGAGGCTGATATCGTTTTTTTTTCAACGGTTCCAAACTTGATTTCTGCTATTGGTAGTAAGAAGATTTCAGAACTTACTCAGATTACTGAGTTAAATCACTCAATGATTTACGCAAATTGTCCGCTACCATTTCTTGATGGTAGTGTGAGATATGGTCTTACTGACCGTGGTCAAAAGTGGAGTGAGTTAGAATCGGATTGGGCAGCAGGTGGCAGACCAATAGCATCAACAACTAATCCTTTGTATGTCGGTGACCTTACACCATTTGTAAAGATTAAATGGTTATTCGATGAGGTGTTTAGTGATGCAGGATTCACTTACGAATCGTCATCACTTGAAACAATTATTCAACGATACTATATGCCGTTTATCACGGGCAAGGATATCAAGACGGTTGAGACAACTGATGTCGCTTATTTTGATTTAGCGGCTGATGACGCGACGAATTTATCTGAGGGCACATATTTACTTACCGATATACCAACTGTTGAGTATGCTGACAACGGTGGCAACGTGGATGCTAACTTTGTATTTACTGCACCTTACGCAGCATCATTTCAATTCGGTATTAAATTCGGAACATACCTAGACGATTGGACAACGAATAACATTGGTAACAATTTTTGCAGTGTTACTCTTTACGATGTAGATACGGGAGCTGCTTTATGGGGTACGTTTGCTCCTGAGTATTGGTATCCAAATGAATACTATTTTACACCCACACTTACATTGGCTTACAATCAACGTGTGGCAATGAAGTTTAAACTCAATGAATATAATTACACTAATCCTTCAACTGGTGTAAGTTACACTTGGGATGACCATATAGTGAGTTATGGTAGCGGTTTTAAATTACTTGCTACTAATAGCGGAGTGATACTTCAAGAAGGAACATTTGACGCAGCATTGAACGCTCCTGATTATGGACAAGCGGAACTTGTGCGCGATATGGTTAAGATGCACAACCTAGTTATTATTCCCGACGAGAACAATCCTACTCACGTTATCATCGAGACAATGGATGACTACTTGCAGAGTGGCGGTTCTGCTGATTGGACAAAGAAACTAGACTATGAAAAAGACGTAGTGTTATACGCTCCAGTTGATGAACAGAAAAAGAAATTTAGATGGACATACAAGGCAGGTAATGAATACTTATCTCAACTATTTGTGACCATTGGTAAAAGAGTGTTTGGAGACTACGAGTTATATCAAACAAACAACGACTTCGCTACGGGAGAGGAAGTGATGGAGCTAGGGTTGTCAAGCACACCACTCAATGAGGTTGCTAATACTGCCATACCCATTCCAAAATTTGTGGACAGTCAAGGCGCATTCGTGAACGTGGGTGCAAGGTGTTTGTATGTGTCAAGTATAGACCCACAAATTGCGTTATACGACGAGGTTGCAGAAGAAGGGGTGTTAACACCTATATTTTCATTTAGTCATTCAGATGTTATAATTCCAGATGTCGATAGCAACGACCTAAACTTTGCTCCTGAAACATATCTTCAGCAATACACTGCCTTCCCCGTCAACAATCTATTCAATCGTTTTTGGCGCAGGTATTATAATGAGATTTATGACGAGCAGTCAAGAATAATGGAGGCATACTTCACGCTTGATTTGAATGACTATAAATCGATTCAATTCAGCGATGTGATATTCATTAAAGATAGCTATTGGAGAGTGCTAGAGATTAGTGATTATGTCGTAGGGCAGCGAGTGAGTAGCAAGTGCAAGTTGATTAAGATAATCGACATACCAGAGGCGTGTGGATTCACACCCAATGCTTCCGCAGAAGATGGACAAATACTATTTACTGATGGTGTAGATACGGGACTAGACGGTTCGCAATCTTGCTGCGAGTTATACGGTTACACTTGGAACGCAAACGTTGACAAGTGCTACGCTTTTGGTGGTGGTGACAGACCTTCGCAGGTAAGTAACAGATCGTTTGAAGCGGTCAGCCAACCGACAGTAAGAGGTAACGGCAACGTGGTAGAAATTGGCGTGAATGATTCGCAGGTATTGGGTGACTTCAACCGTGTTGTGTCGGCTGCTAGCGGTTCGTTGGTGGTCGGTCAAGGTGTGGACGCAAAATATAGAGGTGTTCACTTTGGTGTCAACCCATCTTTGGGAAAATCACAAGGCGGTCTGTTGTCATTTAGCGGTGCGGGAACGTATGCGGCTACGGGTGACAAGGTTGAAATAAAATTAAACGGTGTTGATAGATTGAATCTTGACAACGGCACAATGTGGCTTTGTGAACTGTCGGTTGTAATGTCGCAGAACGCATCAACCAAACATAGCGCAGTGTTCTCTTTTCACATCTACAAGAACACGACTGCGGCAGTTAGTGCTATCACTACCATCACGCAGATTGGCAGCTTGAATACACTTGCAGGTTCAGTTGATGTGTCAACAGATACTGCGCAACATAGACTTCAAATCGGAATGAGTGGTGGTAGTGGTTATCCATACACTGTTGAGATAAGTGCTATACTAAAATACACACAAATCAAATGATAAGAATAGACCAACTGCACGATAACTTGAACATTATGTTTGAGATGCACAAGCAAGGAATAAGTGGAGAAACTGACTGCTCAAAAGTAGCGGAAGGAAAGCACCATCTAAAAAGTAAGGCAAAGTTCAATGCGCTTAAGTGGACACTACAACTTTGTCCAATTCTAGTGATTGTTTATATTATCATTAAAGCAGTAATATAATGGCAGAATCAACACCAGGAGCAGCGGCAGAAAGTGTATCATCGTTAACGGCTGAACTGAAAAAGTTAAAGCAAGAACTCGCTACGCTTGATCCAAACTCTCAAGCGTTCCAAGACTTAGCCAATAAAGCAGGTGAAGTTAAAGACCAAATGAATGATGCTGCGGAAGCGATGAACGCTAACGCAGGTAATGCATTTGAGATTCTTGGCAATAACGCTAGTCTATTAACGCAGCGTCTTGGAAGCTTAGATTTTGAAGGTGTTGGGCAGTCGGCTAAAGCAATGGCAGGCGGTCTCCAAAAGGTGTCTTTTAAGGATATTACCTCAGGCATTAAGACAATGGGCAGTTCTTTTGTCTCACTTGGAAAAGCTTTACTTACCAATCCTCTTTTGTTAATCGGTACAGTACTTAGTTTACTTATTACCAATTTTGATAAAATTGCAAATGCCGTACCAATTGTTGGAAAAGTGTTCGCAGCCGTAGGTGATGTTATAGGTTTTATAATTGATAAAGTAAAAGCATTTACCGACCTTATTGGATTGACTGCTTTTGCAGCTGAAAGCGCTTTAGATAATGCAATAAGTTCAAAAGATAAAGCAATAAGTGAATTAGACAGACAACAAAAAAGAGAGATTGCTTTAGCGAAAAAAAACGGTCAAGATGTTAGCAAAGTAGAAAAAGAATTTGCGGAGAAAAGAATAGCAACATATCAAGCAATAATTGATAAAAGTATAGAGTTAGCGGAAAAAGGAAAAATATTAACGCAAGAACAAATAGACGAAACACAAGCAGCGGCTGACGCGATATATGATATACAAACTGCGGCACTAGAAAAAGAAGCAGCAATAGCAGAGAAAGCAAGAGAAGAGAAAAAAGCGAAAGAAGAAAAAGATAAACAAGAGGCTATCAGCAAAGCAAAAGAAGCGTCTGCAAAAGCTGAACAAACAAGAAAAGAAAATGAAGCTAGGCAAAAAGCAGTAAGAGACGCGATAGCTGAAAGTAATGAGCAACAATACCAAAGCAGTCTTTCGGCAGTCGACAAGGAATTAAGAATAACAAAATTAAAATACGATAAACTATACGCAGACGCAAAAGGAAATGCTGAATTACAAACGCAGGTTGCAGCTGAGTATGAAGATGTGCGTTCTAAAATTCTTGAAAAAGCAGCCAATGATGAAATAGAAAAAACAAAAGCAAAACTATTTGCTGAAAATGAAGTTAGGATAGCCGCAGCAGATGCTCTCTACAAAGTAGAGCAGGAGTTGAGTCGTGCGAAAATGAGTGAGTTAGATGCTCAAAAAGAGGCAGAATTAGAGGAGCTTACATCTGCTTATGAAGAAAAATATTTGGCTGCCTTAGAAGACGCTGATGTAACCAAACAACTAGCAGAACAACAAGCGAAAGACATTGCGGATATTGACGCTAAATATCGCAAAGAGAAAGAGGACAAGGATAAAGAAGCGGCAGACAAAGAATCGGCAAGACTTCAGGCACTTCAAGATTTCAAGTTTAGTTCAATTCAAAATACACTTAATGGTATATCTGCTCTTAGCGACGCGTTTGCAAATGGCTCGGAGAAGTCGGCAAAAAAAGCATTTGCAATAAACAAAGCAGCATCACTTGCTCAGGCAATAATAGCTACATATTTATCTGCACAAAAAGCATACGCCTCGCAATTAACCGCAGATCCAACATCACCTATTCGCGCACAAATAGCGGCAGGTATTGCAGTCGCAGGTGGTCTTGCTAACGTGGCGAAGATTTCTAAAACTCAATTCAATAGTAGTTCAGCAGGTGGTGGTAGCGCAAGTGGCGGTGGTGGTGGCGGTTCACTTGGTGGTGGCGGTGGTGGTGGTTCAATGACTAGCGTTACACCTGCGTTCAATCCACTCAACACATCGTTCTTGAATAATAGACCAGCGCAGACGGGCGCAGTACAAGCATATGTGCTAAGTAGCAACGTGTCATCCGCAATGGAAGCAAACCAAAAAGTTAAAGACCAAACAGTTTTATAATATGAAAAAAGAAGTTAGACAATACGACATCGACGAGGAAGGTTTCTTGGGTGTCCAAGCTATTTCACTAGTTGAATTTCCTGCTATAGAAGTAGACTTTATCGCGCTCTCCAAAGAGAAGAAAGTAAAGCTATCCGATATCCAAGAAGAACGCAAGATGGTGTACGGTGCGGCACTTATTCCCGATAAATTGATCTATCGTGAAGACGGTGACGGAACTCCATACTACGCTCAGTTCACTTCTAAATTGATTGAGAAAGTAGCGCACAATTTCTTGCTAAAGAATCTGCAACATAACCACACGGTAGAACATACTTTTGCCGTGACTGGATTGACCGTTGTTGAATCGTGGTTGAAGGAAGGCGATAGTGACAAGTCGGTAGGCTTAGGGTTTGAACTGCCGAACGGTACGTGGTTTGTTGGCGTAAAAGTTGACAATGAAGAAGTTTGGCAGCAGGTGAAAGAAGGCAAGATTAAAGGATTCAGTATTGAAGGATTCTTTAACGAGGTGGGTGTTGAAATGTCACGAGGAGAAATAAGAGAAAATTGGGCGAATGAAATAGATAACTACCTATCTTCGCTATAAGATTATTGTGTTTTGTGTTCATTGTGTTAATGTGTTTTTGTTAAGGTTAGGGAAGCCCGTTGCTAATGAGTGACGGGCTTTTCTTTTACTGTTAATAAATATTTGTCTAATGGTTTTCGCTCAATATATTATTGGGTGTAAATCAATATACAAAATGAAAGTAATAGAAACATTGAGTGCTATCTTGAAGAAGCACAACATCAAAGGCATTTCGCTTTCTGAAGTAGTTGAAGTTAAGATGTCGATGGAGGGAACTCTTACAGATGGTACGGTGGTGGCAACACCTAGTGACTCGTTTGAAGTAGGAGCAGAACTTTATGTCATCGATGCTGAAGGTAACCCACAACCTGCACCAGATGGAGAGCATACGCTTGACAACGGTTCAGTTGTAGTTACTGTTGGCGGCTTCATTACTGAAATGAAAGAAGCGGAAGTAGCAGAAGAAGAAATGAGTGCAGACATCGCAGCGGTTATCGCAGCAATGGATGAGCAGTTGACATCAATCAAGAATCAACTAGCAGAACGTGACACGCAGTTGTCAGCAGTTACAGAAGAACTAAGCGCAGTGAAAACTGACCTTACTATCGCAACGGCTAAGGCTACTGAATTGTCAAGAAAAGCAGCGGCAGTATCTATCAAAGATGAAACACCTGCGGCTGAAATCTCAGCAGTAAATTTTTCAAAAAAACAAACTAAAAACGACAGAATCCTAAACAAGATTATGTCACTAAAAAAATAATAAGAAATGGCTACATCATTAACTATTAGCAGTTCTTCATACGCAGGTGAATTAGCACTTCCGTATATCCAAGCTGCTATTCTATCGGGCGATACTCTAGCTAACGGCTACATCGCTATCAAAGAAAACGTAAAGTACAAAGCGGTTATCAAGAAGCTATCATCTAGCGGATTGGTAGTAGCTGCTACTTGTGACTTTACAGTCGCAGGTTCTGTTACTCTAGCTGAGACAGTACTTACTACAACTGACTTGAACACTAATGTTGAACTTTGCAAAAAGCAATTCGTTCAAGATTGGGAAGCTTACAACACGGGTGCAGGATTCATCAATGACCAAGTGCCAGTTGAGTTCGCTGACTTTATGTTGGCTCACATCGCTGCAAAAGTTGGAGAGGCTATCGAGTTCAACTTGTGGCAGGGTAACTTTGATGCTGCGTCTTCAAATTCAACACCAACTTACAGTGCTTTCACTGGTCTTCTTCGCTTGATTGACAACGCGAAATCAGGTACTCCTGACGTTGACTTCTCTGCTGCTACTTCTGCATCAACAGTTATCGCTCAGATGCAATCAGTATTGGCTGCTCTACCATCTACATTGATTGGAAAGACAGACACTGTGAAGCTTTACGTTAATCGTAAGACTGCTCAGTTCTACCGTCAAGCAATCAACACTCTAGGTTATCAGTTCACATACAACGCAACGGGCGAAGCACCAGTGCTAGTTGATGGATATGAAATCTATGTTTGCCCAGGTATTCCAGACTCAACAATGGTCGCTGCTGAAGCTGACAACTTGTTCTTTGGTACTGATCTATTGAGCGACTTGAACGAAGCGAAAGTGATTGATATGTCAATGACTGACGGTTCAGACAACGTGCGTATTGCAATGCGTTACCGTGCAGGTACTGCTATCGGATTCGGTGCAGATATCTCTTTGGGTTACGTTAATCCATAATTGAAATAATAACTTAAAGAACGGGTGGGCGTTAAACATCCATCCGTTTTTTTATTAAAAAAAAAATACTATGTGTAATTTAACTAGAGGATTTGGTCTTGGATGTAATGATACAATCGGTGGAGTGAAGGCTCTTTATTTTGCTGATTGGGAAGATGTAGTAGTAGGTGTTGCTTACGATGCTACTAGCGGTCAAGTTGAGGTATTGCCTACAATGACTATCTACAAATATGTGCCACACCGTAACACGGGCAACTGGGTAGAAGAAACAACTGCAAACCTTGATACGGGTTCTGTATTTTGGACATCTACAATCTCTGCTTCATTGAAAGAACTTAGCCAAGTTAAGCAGGTAGAACTTCAAAACTTAGCCTATGGTCGTTGGGTTGTTTTTGTTGAAGATGCTAACCAAAATATTTGGATGGTAGGTGCGCAGGAAGGTGTGCTTGTTAGCGGTGGTAACGGTTCAACGGGTGCTGCAAAAGGTGACTTGAACGGTTACACTTTAACTCTTTCAGCAGAGGACAGATATCGCGCTCCACGTTTGGAGTCTTATACAACTGTTCCTTTTGATAATGCTACATTCGGCACTATCACGATTGAGGATTAATTCTTAACTAATAGTGGGTAAGTTGGAAGATTTACCCACTATTTTATATTGTTCTTATATGGTATATCTTTTACCGAATACTGCAAGTCAGACACTGTATCTGTCACTTTACGAAGGGCGTTATACATTGCCTGACTTTACGCATTATATGCTCTCAATAATTCGTGAAGAAAATAGTGAGACTGGTGACAAACTCAATCAAGTTCCCACTATCGTTACAGACGGCAGCGGTTACACTCGAATCGTAGTTACAACAGTCACGCTCACACAAGCAGGTAGATATAGGTATGTCGTTTATGGACAAAATTCGTCCACAAATACAGATGAAGAAGATGCTTCGGTAGTAGGCACAGTGGAGATTGGATATTTAGAACTTACAGATGGCGGCACATATTATGACGTTATCGAAACAACATCAGCAAATGATATCATCATTGATTAATAACACCACATCAATCAAGCTTTCATCTAACTACACGCAAGTGTCAAGTGATGAAAAAGAATCCTCAAAAGGATGGGTTGACTATGGTGACAGAAACGGATTCCCACAATACTGTATTGAACTTGCGGACCAATCTCCAGTACACGGAAGTCTTATCCGTTCAATCTCTCAAATGATTGCAGGAAAAGGTATCACATCGAAGGATGTTGGTACTGCTTCGCTCATTAAATCACTTGGATTTGATAGGTTGACAGACAATACTTCTATTGATCTAGAACTTCACGGTGGTTTCTTTTGGCAGGTGTTGTGGACATTGGGCGGTGAGTTGTCATCTGTTGAACATTTGCCTTTTGAGAATTGTAGAATCGGAATCAACCGCGAGAATGGAGATGTAAATGGTGTGTGGTATTCGAACGATT